ATGCAAATCCTTGAATTAGAAGCATCCCTGTCAGATGGTGCGAAAAAGAAGATACAGGAAGGTAGCTGGCGGTTTATTGGTGCAACGGTGCAGGATACGACCACCGGTAAAATTGTCGCTAACCTGAAGACCGTTGAAAAGAAAGCGGATACCGGTTATACCCCCGCCTTATTTGTGGCGTTACAGAATGAAATATGTATTTCACAGCAGCTGATATCAGCACAGATCAGAGATGAATTCCGGAGTCTCCAGGGCTCAATTGCGGAGGGGATCAGTCAGATTGCGGAGAAAGTCGATTTCCAGACAGAGATCACCCTCGAGCAACTGATCGGGGAAATTAACCATTTCTTCCTTCAGTGTGACCACCTGAAAAGCGGGGGGAGTTAAAGAGGGCAGAAACGATACTTCATACTGGCGGGGTGCTGGCGGCCAGGCTGGCAGGTATGACCGATGTGCTGATCAGGGACTACCTTGGAAACGTCAGAGTGACGGTGTCCAGCGGTACGATCAGCTACAAGCAGTATCAGGCACTGGCCCCTGATAGCTATGAACGACGCAGGGACAAGGTCACAGATCTGACCTATCCGGACCTTATGACTACACAGGTGAAGAGGTTTATTCCTGCGCTGACAGAAATCATAAACCGCCTGAACATTATTTCAGTCTGCTTTTACCACGAACTGTACATGGGCTATCAGGATAGCCTGAGCGCACTTCGTGCACATTTAAAACAACTGCTCGATCAGCTCGTTAATGGCGTTCCGGTAAATAATGGGGCATTCGACGATTATGCTCAGCCTGTCTTTGGTAAGGACAACCAGGGGGGCTGGCTCCATGATAATGAAGCTGACAGACTGGCGGAACATTATGAAACGTTTTCCAGAAATAATCTGGGAGCGCGAAATTTTCACCCGACATTGCACAGGCCATCTGACTTGGATCTGATCCGCAGCGTCAGGGAGATACTTAACATGATCGACAGTATTGATAACCTTCTGCTCCGGGCTGAAGATCTGGAGAATGGTTCCCTCCTTGATACCGAATCTGTCGCGCTGCTACGTGAAAATACATTTCCACTCCGGCAGAACAGACTTTTGCTACCAGACTATAAATAAGATGCCGTTAAGACACCGCCTTCCAGCGCGACACCCGCGCCAGCAACCAGAGAACAGACAAAAGAGCCGCTTGAGCGGCTTTTTGTTTTCCGGATTAGCCAGAAATCGGATCTGCCCGGCGGAAATCCCGAAAAGGATATGATAATTAAACGATACTGATAAAATACACATATGATTGAAATCAAGGTTTAACTGACTGATTTTAATCGGCTTATACTGTTGTTTTCTCTCTTTGGGGCACCGTTGGTGCATTTTCTAGCAGGGACTGATTTAGTATGGCCACCTGTGAAGCGCTGGACTCCGGCATCCATGCACCATAAACCCTGTACACCATCAGTGCGTTTGCGTGCCCCATTTGCGATGCGATAAAAGTTGGATTTGCCCCAGCAGACAAGGACCAGCATGCGTATGTATGGCGCGACTGATATGCCTTCCGTGAACGTAAGCCAGCTCTTTTCATCGCTGAGGTCCAACTTGGCCCGAGAGAACCTACTGCATAATACCCATCAGGTTTGTTATGATGTCTTGTAGGTTGAGGAACAAAGATAAACGTGCAGGAATGATGGGTGCTTCTACCATATTCCCGTAGTTTAACTTCTATCCGGTGCTGCTTTCCTAGCCGCGTCAGTTCTGTCTGGTTTTTCAGTACTTCAATCGCTGGCTGGGTGAGATATATGACCCTGTCAGTACCGGCTTCTGTTTTGGGTAAAGTAAAGTTTCCCATGGTCGTGAGATTGCGCCTCACGATCATGGTTCTCGCCTTCAAATCAACATCTTCCCACGCCAAAGAAACTAACTCGCCGTGTCTAACGCCTGTATACACAGCCAGCGACCAAAGATTTTTAGTCTGCTGCTGGTGGCAAGCGTCTATTAACCGGGAAAACTCATCCCTGCTAAGCGGATCTGGCTTAGCTCTTGCCTTCTTCAGTACTCCAATGCTGGCGCAGGGGTTTTGCTCTGCATAGCCGTTCTCATGAGCAAACTGGAAAAAAGAAGATATGATTCCCATGTAATAGTTTACCGTTGGGGCCGAGCGCCCCTTTTTCACGGTCTTGCGGTTCGGTCGAGGGACACAATATCCCGTCAACAGTTCTTTCCTGATACCCAACAAATCTTCCTTTGTGATCGTCGAGATTAGTCTTTTACCACCAATATGAGGAAGCATTACTCTCACCACTGACTGATAACGGCTTAATGCGTTTGCACTGATTTCCATGCTTTTTAGCTCCAGCCATTTATCAGCGAGAGCTTGCACCGCGATATCCTTCTTCTCGATACCAAAGTTTTTAAGGTTTGGTGAATTCGGGAACTGCGCAGCATAGTCAAAGCTACCCATGCGGATAGCGAAACAGACAGAAGTACGCAGATCCCCGGCAACCTTGCGGTTTTTAGCGGTGTCAGGGACACCGAGGTTTTCCCTGACACGCTTGCCGTTATAAATGAACCATATGCGGCGTGATCCGCCGTGGTTCTCAACGCCCGTTGGGTATGATGCTTTACTCATTGTTCCCTCCCGACGTCCAGGAGCAGTATAAGCTTACCTGTTTCATGCTAGCCGATCACCAAATTGGTTGTTTTTGTGCTGCAATCCACGCATCAACCGCTTTGCGGTTATACATGCATTCGCTGGTGGGCTTTGGATCACCCTCAGGGGAAACGTGTTTATACTCCCTACCCAGCAGCCAGGATTTTTTGCGGGCGCGGGTAATTGTTCCGCGCTTCATCCCAGTCACTGCGATCAGCAGGTCCTCAGATACCCACTCGTTCGGCTCAAGTTGAATAATTGTCTGCATACCCACCTCACACCACTTCCAAGCCACGACAGTGGCACCACAATTCAAATTCTCTATTCATGTTGCTAACTCCGAAACAACCAGGCAATGACAAACGCAACACAGACGATGCAAAACGCTGTAGGCCAGTCCATCAATTCACCTCGACATCGATACGGGCGATAGTACAGTAACGCTCGATTGCCTCTTTTACCCAGCGCCTGTATGTCTCTGGATGGAAAACTTCGTCTTTGCCGCTACCGCTCCAAAATGCCTTTGAGCTAATGTCGGGAAGGGTGATATCCAGCATTTTGGAGGCTGCATCATCGTTGTAGTGTTCTTCTAAAACATTACGGAACGCTACAGCTACAACCTTCCCGCCAAATACTTCCATATGGGCATGTACTGGCGGCTCCTTACCATCTTCAAACTCAATGACTAAAGTTAATTCACTCATCGATTAGCCTCCCGGATCAGGTGGTTGTAGGCCCGCAGTGCGTGTTTTGTCTTGCCACTTAGCACTGTTTTCATTATGAAAAAACCGCTGCTATTGCTGGTCATTTCGTGAGTCAGGAGCAGGGCAACATCAATCGCCCGGTTGTGTCGGCGGAACTCGAACACCGTGCTGGTAACGGTAATGATTGAAACCGCCCCTTGATCGTTAAAATCAATCTTCACAGTGTCTATCCTCCCATCCGATAGCCTGAAAAATCCCCATCTTAGGGTGATACCAGCAGGTACCGCGGGGCTCAGCTTCTGCTATCATTTGGCGGAATGCTATCATTTGGCGGAATGCTCTCATGAACGGTTCAAGCTCCACGATAGCCCGGCGGGAGAGGAGTCCATCAGGTGTCATGAATTCGTGGGTATCCAGATCGCCAAGCGAATGGTATCCGCCGCCGGCGGTATGTCGATGTCCCGCCTGAAAGCCGTGGATAAATTCGAGGACGAGGACTGGGCGCGGTTCTTTAACGGCATGGAACGTATGGCTACCCGCAACATCTGGATCACCGATGCCACGGGATTGACTGTCGATCAGATACAGCAAACCGCGACGCGCTACCAGATAGCGCATCCGGAAATCGCGCTGGTGGTCATCGACTATCTGGCGCTTATCAAAATTCAGAGTGCTGCGCGTTACGATCTGGCCGTGGGTGAGGTATCCAAGGGGCTAAAAAAACCTGGCTAAAGCCAATAAAACCCCCGTGCTCGCGCTGAGCCAGCTTTCTCGTGGCGTGGAATCCCGACCTAACAAGCGGCCCATGAACTCGGATATGAAGAACTCCGGGGAGATTGAGGCAGACGCTGACCTGATCCTGATGTTGTACCGCGATGAGGTGTATGACCCGGAATCCACCGCAAAAGGTATCGCTGAAATCAACGTGACAAAACAACGCAACGGCGAACTGGGCACTATTTACCGCCGGTTTTATAACGGACATTTCCTGCCGATTGACCAGGAAGAAGCCCGCCAGCGTTCAGCGCCAAAACCAAAATCACAACCGCGTCGATATGCCAGAGGGGGCCAGGCAAAAAGTGCAGATTTTTAACATTACCCCAATGGGAAAACCCCGGCAAACCCGCGCAGATAAATGGAAGCAGCGGGAGGTAGTGCTTCGCTACCGGGCGTTGTGCGATGAGGTCTGCCTGAAGAAGGTCACCATGCTGGAGGCGGGAAGTCACATCACATTCATCCTGCCGATGCCGGCGAGCTGGAGTCAGAAGAAACGCGCAGTGATGAACGGTAAGGCTCATCAGCAAAAACCGGATGTCGATAACATGATTAAAGCACTGGTGGACGCTCTGTATGCCAATGATGCACATATCTGGGATTTGCGGGTAACAAAACTCTGGGGTGTAACCGGACAAATTTTAATTTCTGATAGCGACAGCGTGGGAGATAACAACAATGCGTGATATGCAAATGGTTCTCGATATGTGGGGCGCATGGGCGGAAAGCGACACATGCAATATTGATTATTCTTCCATTGCCGCCGGTTTTAAAGGATTACTTCCGCAAACCAGCAAAACTCGAATTATGTGCACCGACGACGACGGGCTGATTATCGAAGGCTGCATGGCGCGTCTGTTGAAAAAATGTCCGTATGATTACCAGCTGTTGGTTGGGCATGACATTCTCCGGTTCTCTAAACAGCAGATGGCGAAGCACAGGAAGAAAAGCGAGAAGCAGATACGCATAGAGATGCTACTTGCCGAAGGGTTTATCGAGGGATGCCTGTCGATGCTGGATGTTCGCCTGGAAATGGATGCCGTGGTGAGTATTCCAAATAGTCAAAAAAGTGCTAGTGCGGTCCGCATTTTTTAGTATAACGTGTTAGGAGTGGTCACTTCGACACACAGCCTAATCATCGAAACCCTGCTCCGGCGGGTTTTTTCTTTTCTGGGGGAAGCTATGCAACAACCATATTTTTTTAACCCAGGCATGACCACTCAACAGCTTGAAGACTGGCTTGGGCAACAGAAAATCCATCTTCCGCCTGGTGGCAGAAAAAGCCGCTCTTGAGGAACGGCTGAGTCAGATCTCTGCGGAGATTGGGCGAGTCACTACTGGTAGCTTTGAAGGAATTCTGAGTTTTCCCTGGGATCCCAGTCCTCTTGTGGAAAATCCTCAACAGGATAGTGGGCAGTCGGCAGATTGAGTGACGCTAGGAAAGCGGCAGCATCTTCTGACATATAACTGGGCTTTAGTTGACTGGCAATGATAAAGAGACTGTCGTTTAGCGAGAGCCTTCTAATCTCTTCAGGTTTCCACTTGGTCATTTCGAAGATAAGGTGATGAAGAGCCTTATCGTTATCAAGATAATAATAATCCGATGAAAAATGTTTCCTGTACTCATCGAGAATACATTCAAGAGTGAATATTTGTCCTATTCGATACCAAACCTGCCTGGTTCTGTAACTGTGTGAGTCTGCCAGTGATGTTTGGGGGAAGTCGTTATTTTGACAAACGCGGGATTTGATTACCTGTAAAAGTTCTGAGTACTTAGACATTATTGCTCCCGTTGATGTTGTGTTCTTTTGCGAATCAATTTTATCAAAGAGGAAAACATGCCGCTACACGCTGATAACATCAGGCTTGGCGGCAATGGTGAGCCGATATCTCCAACAGGCAGAGTGTTGAAACCTGAAGGACTGAATGTTAAATTTCTGGCGTGGTGAATCCCCCTAAGCGGAGGGGCGCTGCGGCGTTCTGGCTTTTTTGGTCCAGGGATAGCAAGCGGGGATCTGAGGCCGCATATGATCCACCGGGAGGCACCCGGCACCACACACAGCAGGTGTAGATTCAAATCTACCGAAGCATTAGTCCGGACGTGTAGGACTTTAAATAATGTCAACGGTGACGGCAGGGAAGTAGACCTGCAACCCGCCTTTACCTACCTGAACCATAAAAAGCTAAAGACTGTCCCGGCAATCAGAAGATCTAACTCAGGATTTATGTTCAGTTAAAAAAAGGACCACTTCGGGAAGCGGACCTCAAAAGCATCAATCAGATTTTAAGGGCACTGGGGTGAGTCTCAGGCTTCCCCAGTCCGTAAATCATAGCGATTTACTACAGCACTATAAATAATCGCGACACTCCAGCCTATGCAAACTAGTTAAGTCTTTTTATTTGCAGCGTGTTCAGACATAGAAATTGTTAGCTAACGCGAAGTTATGAATATGATTTGGTCGAAATCCCTTAGGTTTATAATTTTATTGGTTAGAAGATGTGTCTAACCTGTTTCTATTTCTGATGAGTGGCTATCAACGCCTATTGTTAAAAGTATTTTTATATTTTTTCCTGTCTCTTATATAAGAGACAAGAAAACCAATACCAATAAGAAGAAGAGCTATAGCTAAGGCTAGCATCAGTAAATTTGACATGTAATTTCTACCCCAAAGTACTTTCTTTCATTGATTGGGAAGAATTTATAGTTGTAGTGAGAAAAATCCTAACCCTTAAAACTTGTTAATTTTAACTAATTAATCTGAATTTATGGTTTATTGATTTTATTGATTTTTATGGTGTCTAATTCCGTAAATTACTTATTAATAAGTAAAATATGCTTGTCTGCATTCCTATTTTTTGCTTTGATTTATTTTTTTTTAATAAAATCAATGCTTTGATTTTGTGATCCTCAATTTTGGTGGCTTGATTTTTTTATCTCTTTATTTTCTGAAACTTAAACCCTCAATGCGCGGCCAGAACGTTAGTCACACAGTGCTTTGTCGTAAATCAATCTGGCGGCCTTTCTTCATACAGGGCTCACCTGCGACGGTTCATAACCCAATCGCAGGGCGCTTGCGCAGAGCCCGCCAATTTATTCACACAGCTTCCCGATCTTTCATCGAAGGCGGTAACTATGGCTAAACGTATGCAAGACAAAGAGAGCATTGCCGGGATGTCCTGGCTGGTTCTGCTGATCATTGCTTGCTGGGGTGGACTTGTCCGCTACCTGATAGATGTGAAGCAGAGCAAGGCAACATGGAGCTTGTTCAATGCTCTTGCCCAAATGGTGGTTTCAGGGTTTACCGACGTTATTGCTGGCCTGGTGAGCATTGAAAGCGGACTGAGCATTTACATGATACTGGCGACTTCCGGAATTAGCGGGGCAATGGGTTCTGTTGCTTTGACCTATTTCTGGGAGCGCATTACCGGAGTTAAGGCGCCATGACAGCAGATCAGATTATCGAGGGCATTCTCGGTAAAGAAGGGGGTTTCCATTGCTGTGCGATAACTGGATATAGATGTGCCTGCTGCTGCATTCTGATTTCCGTGGATGAGCACAAGTACCGGGAAATACTCCATGCCCAGTTCATCAGCCATCGCAACGGCCGCCTGAATCATTTTGGTGGCGGCGGTAAACGTGGCGGTTCCAGCCGAAATACCCGCAATATCTGTACCCGAACTTGCAGCGGTGGAGGCCAAAACGGCATGCCCTGTCAGCTCATGAATTTTATAGGCTATGCCGCTGGATGGTGACTCCTGGCCGGGACGGGTGCCCACGTTTTCTCGCGCAGGGGTGGCCGATCCCAGCAGGGATTCGTCCAGAGTATCGTATTTGAAATCGACCTTCGGGCCAGTTGAAAAACTGATCACTCCATAGTCTGCTTCTGAGGCGATAGTGACAGGAGCCTGGCTAATCGTCGATCCCCCTGCTTTAAGAGATTGCCCGGTGCCAATGTAATGAAGCAGGATATTCTTGCTTTCACGCACCCGGTATTTCCCGTTATACGTTGAGCGATTCGTCAGATAGTTGCCGCTAAGGTTGGACAGAAAACGAAGAAATTTAGCGAATGCAACAGGAGCAATATTTGAAACTCCGGAGTCGTTCGTGATCTGAGTTACATCGCTGCCATCTACCGCAATGATATTTCCATCAACTGAAGCAATCATGGGGTATTCAGAAGCATCGTTATCAGGCGTTTCATCGCCGACCCGCTCATCAGTACCATCCCTGCGCACTCTCCGGTAAATTCGGCCCTGTGGATCCATGTGTATTTCAGCATAATCACTGACGCTTTCATCATCAGCAAACCATGTGGTCACGCTGCTATGTGTCAGGTTTCCCATTGCGGAAATATTAAATATTTCTTCTCCAGTGGCGCGCATCTGGCAGACAAATCCTCCGCCCCCCATTTGCCCAAGTTCAATCCCTGAACCAATCATCAGTGCCGGAAACTGGCTCGTGCCATCGGCGTAACGGCGATAAACGGCGTTCCCTACACTATCAAGAATCAGCCCGGCAATGTCCGGATAAGCATCGGTTGTCTGCGCGGCACCGAAGGCCATAATCTTCGCCAGTTCGGTGGTAACTAAATCCCTCAACGCGTCAACATATCCCGCTGAAATCATCCTGCGCCCAGTAGCCTCTAACGTTCCACCCGTGTTCTTGTATTCAACAGCCAGATAAGCATCATCAGAACTGCGCACAAAAGTGGTGCTGCCATCCGGAATATTGAGGATATCGGCCTGGGCCGCCTCAGGCGTCATGTACTGCTTACTCAATGGCACGAGGTTCTGACGAATCTGGTCATTCTTCGCCATCATTCCGCGCCAGGTATCCAGATCAACGCCAGCGCGGTCCGGTTCGGTCGGCGCATCACCATCCACCAGCTTATCCAGGCGCTCGGCGTTATCGAGCAGCACTGCGGGAGACGTGCTCCCCAGCTCCGGGTTAAAGGCCATGTTTTTTGCTCCAAAAAAGGCGTTCGCGCAAACGAGGGTTTGAGCGAAAGACCGGAGCTTTTTACAATCAGCTATTTCAAGGAGTTAGAGAGTGCTGATTGGTTACGCTAGGGTATCGACCGGGGATCAAAACCTCGATTTACAGAAAAGTGCGCTGAACCGCGCAGAATGTGAGCTGGTTTTCGAGGATACGGCGAGCGGAAAGAACGCCAGGAGACCAGGATTAAAGCGTGCGCTGCGGCGACTCCGACCGGAGGACGTGCTGGTGGTCTGGAAACTGGATCGGCTCGGGCGCAGCGTGCGCGATCTGATAACGCTCGTGTCGGAGCTTCAGCAGCGCGGGGTAAATTTCCGGAGTCTGACTGACAGCATCGATACCAGTACGCCAGCAGGCCGCTTTTTCTTCCACGTAATGAGTGCTCTGGCGGAAATGGAAAGAGAGCTGATCGTCGAGCGTACCCGCGCCGGTTTAGCAGCGGCAAGGGAGCAGGGGCGCATCGGTGGCCGCCGCCGGATAATGACCACAGAAGTTGTGGATCGTTGCCGACGCATGCTTGAGAAAGGGGCTACACGCCAGCAGGTGTCCGACGTGATCGGCGTAGGGGTTAAGACGGTTTACAAATATTTTCCGGTAGGCGAGTGAGGTAGGGTGATAGTCCTGTTTGATAAAAAAATCCCCGGAGCAGGCACACTCAGGGGAAAAAACTTCATTACATTATTGCTGTGTGCGTCTTTGCGCAGAGTATATCTTCTGAGAAAATTTCAGATGTTTCCAGATATTTCTGGTCTGAACAGTTAAGTTAAAGTTCCGGTTGCATGGGTATGTTTTTACTTAAGGGGGGCCTGGAGAAGTTGAAGAGCCCTGAGTTGCAACGCACGTGATCAACGATATGAGGCAGGATGATGGTCCTGTTTGATAGCTGTGACATCAAAGGGGCATGGATGGGGCATTTTGAATTAGCAAAGTTCGCCAAAGTTCGTAAACAACGACAATCGATTGTTCTGTCCAACCGCTAAAAACGGCGCTCCTGGAAGATATTTGTCGATTTTTAGTTATTTAAATTCATAATAATACTATGTTTGATATTTAGCATTAAATATAGAATCACATCTAATATGATTTTTTAAGACCGAGTAAGAAATCATTCGAAGTATGATTTTATACTTAACAGGACATTATCAGACGGAGCGTACAGGATGGATAACGAAGTGACGTTTTCACTCAGCTATGAGTTGCTGACGCAAAAGGCAGAGGAAGAAATCAGGAAAAGCGACCTTCGCCTGGACGCCCGTACTAAGTCCAGGAGCTGAACAGGGCCTCAGACATTCTCCGGTTCTGGTTTATCCTCGCGATGAGCGGGTACCCGGGCGTGCCGGACATGGAGCGCATTGACGCTGACAGGCTGCACCTTGAGAGGCTGATCCATGCTCTCAGGGAGATCCGGGCGTGACGGAGAAAAAAAGCCGCCGCCCGTCACCGCTTCAGCGGCGGGTGCTGATTGTGCTGATCGCCCTCGATGCGAAACGTCCGGGACCGGTGGCGACGCGGGATATTGAGCGGGTGCTGGATCAGGGCGGCGACGCCCCGGTGTACGGGCCGAACCTGCGCGCCTCCTACCGGTGCATGGAAGCCGCGGGCTGGCTGCGCAACCTGCCCGCGACGGAGATCCGGGTTCTGCCCCTGGTCCCGCCTATCCAGGCAGATGAGGCTGACGACCAGCCGGTGGAGCTGGATAGTCGATGGCACCTGGCGTTGCGGGGTGACTACGTGATCCGTCTTGACGGAACCACCGGTCTGCAGCTGTGGAATGCGGCCGGGCAGCTGACACGCCTGGAAGGCGATCCCCTGCAGGTCGCCACCTGACAGCAAGCCTGTCACGATGCGGGGATAGCGGTCCGGGTGCAGATCAATGAGAGCGCCACGCCGGAGGAGGGCACGCGGAACGTTACCGCGCCGGCGGACCAGATCGGCACCTGGTACCGCCAGCTGGACACCGCGCTGCAGGCGGAGGGGATAACCGGCCTGAATGAGGAGATCAGGCAGGCCGTTACCACGCCTGCCGGGCCGCTCCGCGGCCTGCCGGCGCCGGCCGCCTGCTGCAGGTTCTGCGCGACAGTCCTGAGGCCTTCCCGCTCACGGCGGCCGGCTGTGAGGATGACACGCAGACCGCGCTGGCTGATCTGCTGGCCCGCGCAGGGTTTACCGCCGGCCAGGTCAAGGAGCTGCAGTGGCACCGCATCCGCTGGCCACAAATGAGTCAGGAAGAAGCTGACCGGCGCGAACTGAACAGCCTGCTGGACGAACTGGAGCAGCGCCAGCTGTACTGCAACCGCAAACAGCTAACGGAGATTGTGTTTTCGCCGGTCCGTAAACCCGGCGAGAGCTGGACTGAACGTCTGCAGTGGCTCCTGATGACGGACGGATTCGGGTTCTGGAGTCCGCTGTCCCGTGACGCGGCCGACCGGGCGCTGGCTATCCTGGCCGGCTACACGGGGCGGGAGGTGGCGGAGCATCTGGCCACGGTGATGGTGTGGGACGATGCCGGCTCGGGAAAGAGGGCGTGAGCCCGTTATCTTCAACAGGCCACGTAGCACGCGACCCAAAACCCCGGCTGACGATCTCCGGCCAGGGGCATGAGAGCAGGGACCGACCCCAACCACCACAAGGAACAAAAGCTGAACCATGAAAGTCACTGAAACCCGTCTGGCCACCCTGATCGATAATCTGAACACCCTGATTTGTGAAGACGATCTGCTCACCCGCCCGGAGCGTGAAACCCTGGTGCAGGCCGTTGCCGCCATCGGTGCCATGAAAGCACGCGTCAGCATGAAAAAAAGCGAAGCGCCGGCAGCCGCTAAACCTGAAAAGACAGAGAGAAAGGAGATTATCCCCGATCCACGCTTTCCTAATGCCCGTCAAGCCTTGGTGGCAGAAGAGGAAACATTATTACTGAAAAGGTTCCCGTATCTTAACATGAATTGCTTTAAAGTAAGATCATTCCAGCAGAGAAATCACTGGAGCCTTAATTATATCCAATACCCGGATCCGGGCATGTACCCTTCGAACATAAAACGGCTGCCACCTATTATTATTGTTTTAGACATCGAAGAGTACATTTTCTGCTCCGTGTGGATGAAAGATCGATAA